AGTTGATGTCCGTGTGCATTTGCCTCGCTATCTGTTCGGCAGAGTAATTGTAGGTGTATATGTAGTCCAGCACTTCATCGTTGTCCAGCAGGATTTCCGCAGCAACGATGTTCGCCTCGTATTCCGGTTTTGTTGTCATGTCGTAAAGCATGAATTCGCGGATTGCGCTGCCTTTTGCCAAATCGCGGTGCAACTGGTCATGCCCAAGCTCGTGAGCGCAGACAATACGCATCATTCTATCGCTCATATCCTTATTCAGAAGTATGAAGCGATTACGTTTGATGACACGGTACATGCCTTTCAGCCGTCCGAAATCTTCACAGAAGAGGACTTCGACGCCAAGCTCGTCAGCTATCCGAAAAGGATCTCTCGTCTCGCATCTCTTCACAAGAGAGCTTCCGATCTTCGCTAAGTAATCAGAACTCATCGCTCAACCTCCTTTCGCGTTTCATATATCAGTTTAGCAGATGCGTTGTCACAGAAAACGGACTTATTCTTTTTCGTCTTTTTCTGCCTCGCTACGATACTTCTTTGGTGTGTATTTCTTGTTCTTTTCTTTTGCGATCCAGTACGCATTATTCAGAGCTTTCATTGCTCCATCAAGTGATTCGTCATCAAGATGACCACCGGCAAACATGCCTGTCACTTCTCCGACAAGCTCATCAATATCCTTAGCTGCTTTTGAGCCGCCTTTCTCCTGAGCATCGAGAACAAGAATGCCAGACTGACCGAGCAGATATTCCGCTGTTGTATTCAGCGCAGAAGCAAGCTGTTCGACAATCGCATACTTTGTGGGCTTGCGTGTACCAAGCTCATAGTTCTGGATCGTTCTTGCGGTTACGGAGATTTTTTCAGCGAGTTGAACCTGAGTGAGATTTGCTTCCACTCGTTTTTCCTTTAGCTTCTCCTTGAATCCCATAAGACACCTCTCCTTATTTTTTTGCCATCAACACGAACAGATATTTCGCGTTACCGGTTGACATGAACGATGTGTTCGAGTATAATACGTTTTGCACGAACATGTTGTTCGTGCTTATGTTACCACACGAACAGGTCGTGTGTCAATAGAGCGTGAAGAAAAATGTTCGCTTTAAGTGAAACTTTTTTATGAACGGCTTGAGTAAATGATAGGAGGGTGGTTCTATTGCCGCAATGTAGGAAGGTTTATGTTTCGGTCAACATTGACGTGGACAAGGATGGGAGCATCCGACCGCGCATGATACGATGGGAAAATGGTCACATCTATGAGATTGACCGGCTCAAACACAAATGCCAAGCCGCGTCTCTCAAGGTTGGCGGTTATGGCATCCGGTATACTGTCTCAATCTGCGGAAAGGAGACTTTCTTGTACGATGAAGACGGCAAATGGTTTGTAGAAGCAAGGAGGTAAGCAATGTATTTATCGCGCACACAAATTGAAGAAATTGCAGTCGCCGTTATGAAGGACTTTAACGATTTCTTTTTCAATGAGAAAACCGGAAGGAAGAAGAATGTCCTTCAAGGAACACCGATTGATCAGTTAGCAAAGGACTATCTCGGCTTGAGCGTTTCCTTTGCTCGTCTGTCATCAGACGGAAATCTTTGTGGTTTGACTGCATATGCCGATACCGAATTTGTGCTTGAAGAAGGCGGCGTGAAAAGGACGATCCTTCTCAAGCAGAATCAGGTCATTTTAGATATGAGCTTTATAGCCCCGGGGCAAGTCCGAACTCTCTGCGGAAAACGCAGATTCACCCTTGCCCATGAATGCGCCCACCAAATTCTTTATCAGATGCAGACTGAGGAAGTCAAAGCATCATGTCGAAAAAAGTATGCTGCCCATACAGCTTATTCGCTCCGTGATTTGAAAACGAAAGAGGATTGGAACGAGTGGCAAGCAAACGCTTTGGGCGCTGCCATTCTTATGCCGCAAGACCAGATTGACCTTGCTATGTGGTATTTTACCGGAAGCAATAGACTCACGAAATATGGAGGATATTTCAACTACAAGGATCGCATGGTCTTAGCGAATATATGTCAAACCTTTGGAGTCTCAAAGAGTGCTGCCATTATCCGGCTCAAAGAGCTGGACTATATGGAGGAACGCCCATATTCCGACTTTCATGATCCGTTGGAGGTATGGAATGAAGAGTAGAGTAAGAGTATCAGAGCCATCCCCAGATGTTCAGCTCAAGATCAGAAGGGCAAGAGCCGCCATCGCCAGCCAGAAACGGCGAATGGTTGAATGCCCATATTGTCATCACAACGCAATCGGTGTATTTGAGGACACGCGAGGTCACGTTCAGGCAAAGTGCAAAGCATGTGGACGTGAGACAGTTTTCGATGTTCTCAGCATGAGACGGTTACTGCTCTATCTTTATATGAGATAGAGATAAGGACAAATAAATATTTCATAGCTGTGCTGTGGAGCCGCTGACTGGCGAGTCTTCCTAATGCCGCATGACAGAGTTTCTTTCTAAGGATCTCTGTTCTATCGGTATGGGAAGATCAACTCACCGTCATGCGGCTCCTTTTTAGTCTCGTCCTTCCGCTGTTCCGCACCAGCGGAAAGGACAAGAAAATGAAAACACCCAAGACCCCTATCGAGTTCGACTATGACCTCTGGACAACGGAGGACGGCAAGTGCATGGTGCGCGTAAAGCTCACCGGCGAAGTGACGGAGGTGGATCGTGAAGTAATGAAACTTCTTCGGGTAGAGGAAAAAAGGCTGAGGCGTTCCATGCAGGGCGTACCAATTCAAGACGGCGAGAAAAATGAGGACAGGGCAACAATTCTCTCTCTGGATTTTGTGAGCTATGAAGGCGGCGAGGATATGAGTCCGGCTTGGCTTGAGGATCCCGAAAGGACGGAAGACATAGTAACCACAAAAATCATGGAACAGGAATTTGTCGATAGTCTCACACCCGTGCAGCGTAAGGTTTACTTTTTGTGTCTTCGCGGAGGTATGAGCCTCAGCGCATACGCGAGGCAGAACGGGTTAGGTCTTACATCTGTTCGAGACACGAGGGATGCAATCAGAAAAAAATTCAAAAAAGTTTTTGGAGGTACCCGCTCATTCTGATGAAAAATGTCCGTTGTAGTGTGAAGAGGATGATAAATCCGATTCGCGCGTTCCTTGAAAACTGAATAGTTCAGTGCTGCGGATCCGTTCCGTCTGAGTGTAGCAACCCGGTTTCTGACGCCATGACCCCGAAAGGGAGAGCGATCAACAGAGAACCAAAACAAGCTGTGTGGTGCAGTTTGATTGCGAAGAGCCTCAGACGATCATAATGATACTTCCGTCCGAAAGGGCGGCTCGGAGCGATCCTCGGAGGGGTGAGATTCCCATGATGCCGGTTGACCGCCGGCAGTCCGCAGCACTCCCTATTCAGCAGGGGCGCGAGCTGCAAATATGCTGATGAACTTCACAGCCCGAAAGGGCTTGTCAGTGAAAACTATGGGCAGCGGTCTTAACAAGCCGCTGCCTATCCTTTTGCTGATAAGGAATAACTTAAGGCAAAGAATAAAAAGGAATTATTTGGACAAGAATAGTATCGAAGGCGGTGATATAATGAATGAACTCAAGCAGACGCATAATGACATTCTCGCTTCGTTGGTTGACATCCGCGATGTGAAGATAGACCGGAAGCTTCCCGTGGAGGATCGAATCAAGTCCTATGTGGAACAGGTCAAGAACCCATATCTCTTCAAAGTAGGAGAAACCGTTGTTCGTGTTTCTTATGCGAACACTCAGGCTACGATCAACGACAACTTCATCAATATGATTGCCAGCATGTAATAGATGTTGCTGCTGGCAAAATCAAACATGAATCTTTTTTGTGAACGAACTGGACTTTCGACTCAAAAAGTGGTATTATGAATACGGACAAAATCGAGCGAAACTCCGGTTGTTTTTCAGGCTTGACCTGAATTGAATAACGGGAGTGGCGTTTTATGCAAAGACTAAATTTAGATCAAGAATATAGAGCCGCCATCTACCTGAGATTATCGAAGGATGATGGCGACTTTTCTGTTTCAGGGCAAAAGCTTGAGAGCGACAGCATTTCAAATCAACGTCTGCTCATAAAGAGCTTCCTGAAAAAGCACCCGGAGATCGTCAGTGCAAAGGAGTTTTGCGACGATGGCTACACGGGAACAAACTTTGACAGACCGGACTTCCAGCAAATGATGTCCGCAATCAGCTCCGGCGAGTTGAACTGCATAGTAGTAAAAGACCTCTCACGTTTTGGACGTGAGTATATTGAGGTCGGCAAATATATCGAAAAGATTTTCCCCCGGCTCGGCATTCGCTTCATAGCAATCAACGACGCCTATGATAATGCTCAGCCGAACTCTGCGGCAAATGAGATCGTACTGCCGTTCAAAAATCTGATTAACGACTCCTACTGCCGCGACATTTCCATCAAGGTGCGTTCCAATCTGGATGCAAAGCGTCGGAACGGTGAGTTTGTCGGAAGCCGTGTCGTATATGGCTACCTTCGCTCACCGAATGACAAAAACAAATTGATCGTTGATGAGGACGTAGCCCCTGTGGTGCAGGATATATTCCGCTGGAAGACCGAAGGGCTTAGTCCGGCACAAATCGCAGACAGGCTCAATTCCAACGGTGTTCTCAGCCCTATTGAATATAAGCGGTCCTGCGGCTCAAAGCAACGCACTTGCTTTCAAACAAAGAAGCAAGCGATTTGGAGTGCTGTTGCGATTTACCGGATCTTAAAGAACGAGATTTACACGGGTACACTTGTTCAAGGTAAAACAACAACTCCAAACTACAAGGTCAAGAAGACAATTCTAAAGGCAGAAACCGAGTGGGCGCGTACAGCAGCCGCCCATGAAGCGATTATCGCTCCGGCGCAATTCGATTTAGTTCAAAAAATCATGCTGGATGATACTCGAAGCCCTGTTGGAAGTGATGGCGTTCATCCCTTCTCCGGCAAGATATTCTGCGCCGACTGCGAAAGTGCAATGGTGCGTAAGGTGTCACGCTGCGGAGATCATGAATATGCTTACTTTGTTTGTGGCAACAACAAGCAGGACAAAGGCATGTGTTCCTCTCACAGCATCCGAGAAGAAGTTGTTTCGGCTACTGTACTTGCTGTCATTCAATCTCAGATTGCCCTTGCACTTGATATGGATGAAGCTATGAGCAGAGTACAGGGCTTAGCATGGGAAAACCGCGAGATAGAAAAAATCGACGCAAAGATTAGCTTTCAAGAGGAAATCATTGATAAAACTCAGCATCTCAAAGCCAGCCTCTATGAAGACTACCACAATGCTATTGTTACCCGTGAGGAATACGAAGCCTATAAAAAGGACTTTGACGCTAAAATAAGTGAAGCAGGAGCCACAATCATGAGGCTTCGCGGAGACCGTAACAGCGTTATGGGCGGGCTGACACAGCAACAGGGATGGCTTTCTCAATTTCGCCAGTACGAAAACATCACCGAGCTGAACCGTCGTGTTGTTGTCAGTCTCATTGACAGAGTATATATCCATGAAGATAAAGGCATTGAAGTATCCCTTATGCACAGGGATCAGTTTGATGCAATCGCTGAGTTTCTTGACGCTCAAAGAGAGAAGGAGGCTGCCAATAAAGTAATTCGTTTGACAAGGGAGGTTGTATAAATGGCAAGAATATCAAGGAAAAAGCAAAACGTCATTTCCGAGAGCCAGCCGGAAGCTATCCGGACATACAACACTGCCCTCTATGTCAGACTGTCCGTTGAGGATAACGGCAAGGAATCTGACTCTATTGAAAGTCAGATTCAGATAATCGAGGAATACATTGCCGAGCGTCCTTATTTGCACAAGACGGCAATCTTCTCTGATAACGGCTATACCGGTACAGACTTCCTTCGTCCAGAGTTCATGAGAATGATGGAGGCAGTTAAGGATGGACTTATAAACTGTATCATCGTCAAAGACCTATCCCGGCTTGGGCGAAACTACATTGAAGCCGGTGAGTTCATTGAAAAGATATGCCCTTTCTATGGACTGCGCTTTATTTCCGTAAACGACTGCTATGATACGGCAACGGCAACCAGCAACAGTCAACTCACTGTTTCGCTGGCAAACATCGTAAACGACTATTATGCCAAAGACATTTCCCGCAAAGTCACAACTGCTATGCAGATCAAAATGGAGAACGGAGATTATATCGGGAATTATGCCCCGCACGGGTATTTGAAAGACCCTGAGAACAAAAACCGTCTTATCATCAATCCCGAAACCGCTCCGGTCATCCAGCAGATATTTGAGTGGAGAGCGGAAGGCGTCAGCTATATGGGTATCAATGCAAAATTAAATGATGCCGGTATTCCGTCCCCCAGCCAGTATAAAGCCGATCATGGCATCATTACCAACAACAACAAAAAGGCGCGAAGAATACTGTGGAATAAACATGTCATCACAGATATTTTATCCAATAGTGTCTATATCGGACATCTGGCTCAGAAGAAAGGCAGTCAGTGCCTTTATGCCGGATTGCCATATCATCGCACTGATGCTGATGAGTGGATTATAGTCAAGAATACGCATGAGCCGCTCATCAGTGAGGATCTATTCAATACGGTACAGTCTATCAATCAAAAGGTTTCTGAGACATCCAAAGCAAATAGCGGCAAGTACGACTATCTTCCGAAGGCTATAAACATCTATGGCAAAAAACTGATATGTGCCGATTGTGGGGCGGTCATCAAGCTCCATCGCTCAATAAGCACAAAGAAGGATCGGGCATATTTTACATTCAAATGCCCAACATACGGTGAACACGGTACTATCGGATGTACTGACCGCAAAATGCGTCAGTCAGACCTCAACGAAACGGTTCTTTCTGTGGTCAAAAAGCAAATGGATGTCTTTATCGACATGGAAAAAGCATTGGATCAGCTTCTCGCAATGAAGAAGGCACGGCTTAGGCAATCAGGCAACAGCCAGAAGAGCGCTGCCATTGAGAAAAAGCTATCTAACAAGAAATCCGTTTTCAGCGGCATGTATGCCGAATTGAAAGAAGGCTTGCTCACTCAGGAGGAATACACTCAAACACGCAGTATCATTTCAGCGGATATTGCTGCACTTGAGCAGGAACTTTCAGAACTCAAGGGAGTAAAGGTAGAAACAGAAGAACAGCTTCTCGGCAATCGCAAGTGGAAAAGATATGTGGAGCAATACTACAATGCAGAGGAAATGACCGCAGAAATGGTTGATGCCTTTATCTCGGAAATCAGGCTCAATAGCAACAACACACTCGAAATTACCCTGAACTATATGGATGAGTTTGCCGAAATCATGTCTACTTGTGAACGGCTCAGAAAGGAGGTCGCATAATGAAGAAGCAAATTGCTGTCTATCTGCGCTTGTCGCTTGAAGACGTAGATAAGCGTACCAACAAAGCCAAAGATGAAAGTAATAGCATCTCTGCCCAACGTATGCTTATCAACCGTCATCTCGATCAGAATCCTATGCTGAAAGATTTGCCGCGCATTGAGTTCTGTGATGACGGATACTCAGGGACTAACTTTGATCGTCCGGCATTTCAGAAGATGATCGATCTGGTCAAGAAGGGCGAAATTAGCTGTATCGTTGTGAAGGACCTCTCCCGTTTCGGTAGAGACTACATTGAAGTGGGTGATTACCTTGAGCATATCTTTCCGTTCCTTGGCATTCGCGTAAAATCCATCAATGATCACTATGACAGCGACAAGTATATCGGGCGTACCGGAGGCATGGACATTGCCTTCAAAAACCTGATTTATGATTATTACAGCAAAGACCTATCAAAGAAAGTCCGCTCCGGCATGGGCGTAAAGCAGAAACAGGGGCGGTATGTGAACTGTGTCCTTTATGGCTACAAGAGATCGCCTTCTGAGAAGCATCAGATGGTCATTGATGAAATGACGGCTCCGATTGTTCGGAGGGTGTTCATGGACATCATCAATGGGAAATCAACAACTGAAATTGCCAAGGCTCTAAACGATGAAAACATTCCCACTCCTGCACAATATAAGGAACTTCAACGGGGACAAGAGAGCAAGCCTGAGAAAACGCCGCGCTGGTCACACAACCGCATTCTTGAAATGATACGGAATATCAAGTACACCGGCACGATGGTCAACCATACCCGTGAAAGCCGCTTCATACGCGATAAGAACCAACGCCGAGTTCCGCAAGAGGAATGGATCGTGCGTGAGAACGCGCATGAGGCTATTGTATCTCCGGAAGAGTTTCAGGCAGCACAGGACGCCATCAGAAAAGTCAAAGGATACAGCCGTATCTCTCACGACACATCGGACTGCGTTTATTACTGCGGCTACTGCGGTCACAAGCTCCGCAAGACCTTCGGTAAAGATACTTACTTTTCATGCCCATCCTCCGTATATCACGGGGAAAGCAAGTGTGCCGACATCAAGTTCGGTAAAACCGAAATAGAGAAGGTGGTCTTTTCTGCGCTGAAAGCTCAAGTATCCTTGCTGTTAGTTCAGACCCGGAATACCAGCGAGAAGCTTATTAGCGAAAGCGCATCTCTTAGGAAAACGCTCGAACAGCTCCAAGCCGATATAGACGGGCTTGATAGAGAGAAGTTCAACCGCTATGAAGACTATCATGCAGGAACAATCTCTGCCGATGCTTTTCTCTCCGAAAAAGCCAAGCTCAACAAAAGACAGACTGAACTCAAAGAGGAACAGTCAAAAGCGCAGCTTCGGTATGAGGACTGTATCCGGCAAGAGGAAGGCAATCAGGATGAGCGTAAAGCAGCAAAGAAGCTCACGCTCTTGACAGATGATGAGCTTCGAGCAAATATGTATGCAGCCATTGACAGGATCACAGTCTTCGCAAACGATGACATCTCTATCACATGGAAGTTCGATGAGGTGTTCACAGAGGCTAAGGACACAGCCGGTATCTTAGTTTGATACCGGCTATTTGCATTGTCTGTGAGTTGTCGATATTTGTCCTAAAATGACGTAACGGGTACAATGAAATCAGACCACTGCGTAACAGCTTCAAGAAGCCTTAGAGCAAGCAATACCAGGCTTTTTAAAGAATCTGAATTATTTTTTTGTACCTACTTGACGTAATCAGACGACCTCGGCCGCGTCGTCATCCCCAAGGAGATCCGCCGCACCATGCGCATCCGCGAGGGTGACCCGTCACAGACGACATTGGAAAAATGGCAAATTTTCTGCTTTTCCATGTTGG